CCGTTAGTGACGTGTGGAATGATGCGACCTTTGAGACCCCGGAGCAGACTATCGTGGCTGTGCCGTTCGTACCCGTTAAGGTAATAACGTCACGTTCGCGAAAAACAAAAGTATTCAGAGCGGTAAAAATACCGTTAATCAAATCATATCCTATGTCGCCGTGCGCCGTACTCACTTTAAGATTTTATTTAATTCCTGTATAATTCGTTCCTTTAATAGTTTTGATTGTTTCATCGCGGCCCAGCCCAGAAACGACGACGCCGCGATGAACTTCGTCCCGAATTCAATAAACGGAGCATAGAAAACATTTGTCCCGGCAACGGCCTCGAGTTTGCCAATCTTCTTATCGAGCGATCCATCGAATGACTGTCCGTTATTATCTGAATATTGATAATTCTCGCCTTCTTTTAATTCTGCGTGTATCGAGGCGCGGAGGCGGTTTGTAATGATATGTCCGTCAGATTTAAGCTTATCTTTTGCATCCTTCTCCATAGCCAAGGCAGTACGATCAATACCACGTTTAATAGCCACGTGGATCTGCTCACGTGTCGCCCCAAGTTTTGCCTGGAGCTCCATAACGCCCGATACCTCTGCAGAGAACCTCATTTTTTCGATATATAAATTACCGGTGTTTGATACGGTGAAAAGTAAATACTATCGTACCGGCCCTGAGCGACTTTTGCGCCGTTGAAAAATATCTCAGGGCAAATAGTATCGACTACCGTGACCGGAAACATTGTCGTCGAAAAGTTATTGAATACATCCAACGCTATAATTTGTAAGTTGACGCTATTAGCTTCGGCCGTCAAAATATATCCCGGTGCCGGGTCCTGCATAACAGTGTCTATTTTACAATTATCCGAGTATGTAAATATCGGTCGGAAGTCAGGCACAACACCCTGACAATTCGCATTGATGTAAATAGTCTGGGGAGGCACCTGTGAAAACGTGCAGACACAACCGCTCATCAGCAGAAGTACAGTCGAGAGAATTACAAGTTTTTTCATCCTATCAGTATTATAATTTCATTTACCTTATCCGTGAAGCCTTTACGTTCGGCGACGCTCATCGAAGTGTAGTGATCGCTCCTTTTAAATACCCGTAGCATCTTTGTAATTGCAAGCCTGTAATCGCGGGGTTTGCTTATAAATACAGCATTTCGTTTCATACTTTTGTTGCCATAATAATTGTAACTACATCACGCATCGACCGATCGGGGTTACGCAGTACCGGGCGGATGGGGTACAGAGTTTTTGTACCGAAAACTACCTTAACATTAGCCGCGATCGTGTTATCCCAAAGTTCGACCCGGTAAACTTCGCGATCGACTAACTGTTCGACGGCCAGGTAGCGCGTACCATCGATCTGCGTCACCTTTGCACGGCGCTGGACGCCAGCGTCCCAAGTCTCTACGGTATCCCCGCCCGTTGTCGCGGAGGTCATCGTGTAGAGCGTTACGATATGGTTCAACTGTCCGACGCGCATCAGAATCCTGTATTTTGATCAATACTCTCGATAAGTCGCATCGTATCAAATGTGAGGCGTGACACGCTTACTTCGCTGCCATCCTGCGGCTCATTGAACATCGACACGACTATGCGGCGGATACACTCATTTGCCGTTTCGGACGACTTGCCGGCCGTGAATACAGCCTCGACATAATACGTCTCAGATCCTCCGGCGGGGATTGTTGCCCACGTCGCGGCCGGACGCACATACACGCGCGAGAGACCCTTCTGTTCGAACGTCGACGACACGCCGCAGACGGTGACCACTATCGCCGGCGTAGCAATGACGGGTGAAAATGGAAGTTCGTACCAGCCCCCCGAGTCACGATCCGATTTTTCGAAGTGTGCCTTATACGACTTCGCCAAGGCGGACGTGCCGGTACGTGCCTCGAGCCATTCGCGTGCGACCGTTATCAACTTCTCGATGCGTATATCCTGATCCGTGCCCGGATAACCCGTTATTGTCTTTATCTCGGCGACGGTGACCTCTTCGGTTAGTCCGGTAGTTACGACTGTTACTTCCATCTCACCAGATCATTTTCATAATTATTTCGTCTCGCGACCTTTTGCGCCCTTGTCTTCTTTCTCTTCTACTCCCTCGACGATCTCGGCGATTTTATCTTTCACGAGCATACTTGCAAATCGTGATGTGACACTCAGGGTCTTGCCCTTTTTTGACACTCCACCACCCGGGTGCGTGTATTCTTTTAAAAATTTTACTCTTTCCATTATATTGATTATTGAAGTTTTAAAATAGGGGAGGGCGCTTCCCTCCCCTTCATTCATGCATTTTTACGAGTGCCCTCAATATCGAAGCCCGACCTTTATAGCCAGTTTTGATATTAGTGAGCATTTATTAGCATCACCACCGGTAGCTGATATACGCAGATAGCGCCATAACACGCCTGTCGTAACGTCTTTGAGTGAAGATACACCAAGTGTCGGCGTTACAACCTGAGCGGCCGGAAGCCACATCGTAGTAGGGTGAAACAGAACAGAGTCGATCTGATAGAAGTACGTTCCGTCAATCGATGCCTGAAGTTTTACCGTGACATGATTACCAACGGCACGCGCAACGGTAAGAACAGTATCGTATTCGACAAGGAACTGATAGTAATACAGCGATGATTTGTTCACGGCAAACGTCCAGTATTTCGTTGCCGTTCCGCCGATCGAATCCTTTAGTGACGTAGCATCCCAGTCACCCGTGTGGGTGAGCGCAAATGCCGTGTATGAAGTTGTCCCCGACGGAAGCGTGTAAGTCGTCCCCGAAGTCTGTGCCTGCAATCCTATGACAAGAAGCAGGGCTGCGAATAATGCGATTATTTTTTTCATTTTATTTTCCTCCTTTCTTGTTATACGGTTAAGATTGCATTGATAATATCGGCAGCCTGGTCGTAGACGAATGCCCCGGTATTACCCTGATGAACAGTCGGGAACTTCACGGCTGCACGGAGTGAAGCGGTGATAGTCTTACGGTCGAATTCCGGGTCGGTTGAATCCTGATCCCAGAGGCGTATCGTAATGCCGCGACGCATGTAAAGGGTTGCCTTTGTAAAGTCACCGGCAAGAATTGACCCGGCGACCATAAGGTTACTCTTTACGAGTTTCATGCCGTTGATTGACATATTCGACATGAACGGTGGCAGCAGGTAAGAACCTCCGCCAACCGCCTTGGCCGTCGACATGAGGTTATACAGTGCCGGAGGCAGGAAGCAATAATTGGGTTCGTAGTTATTCTCTTCGAGTTGGTTTCCTGCTGCTACGATGGCGTCCATGTTATTAGCATTCAGTACGCCGAGGTTCATCCCGACCGAGGCATAAGCACCGGCAACGGGGTTGATACCACGCAGACGGGGTGCGATAGCCGTACCGGAGTAACATTCATTTTCAAGCGAACGCTCCAGCGACGGGAATAGTTCGTTATTGATTTGTGTCAACAGTTCGTCCCAGTCCTCGAGTGCTTCGGAAGTTACTTTGACATAAGTTCCGATTTTCTCGACCGATGCAAAGTTCTGAATGTACGTGAAATTACTCAGTGCATACTGGGCATCCTGTAGCACGGGAGCCGTACCTTCGACCCTGGCCGAACGTTCGATCCATGTTACGCGCGTTCCGCCTGTCACACCGCGAGCCATAGCATCCTGAAGCAGGACGCGACGATCCGGGAGGCGTTCGACGCCAGGGGTGCGCATAGGCAGCACGACCTCATGATCGGCGACGCTCTCGGAAAGCTCGGTTGCTTCGTCAAGTGTTTTAAAGATCATGCGCGGGTTGCCTTTCAACTCAAACTCATGTGGAGCTTTCGTCTTGTGGTAGTTTTCTTTACCCTCTTTGTAAGCCTTGTAAAGGGCATCAAAGACGGACGGGGGCTGACCGAGTGACCGGTCTTTCAGCGATAGCTGAAGTGCATCAAGTTGATCAGATAGTTTCTTGATACTGATCTCGCCTGCGGCGTTTTTTGCGATCAGTTCTTCGATACGTTCCATCGGCGCTTTCTTTGCCAGTTCCGCAGTCAACTCCGTGTTGACTTTGGCCATCTTTGCCAGTTCCGCCGTGATCTGATCATTTAATGCTTTGAAATCTTTATCCAAGTTTTCCATCATTAAATGTTTTAAGTGTTTGTAAAATAGTTTGAAAATTCTGTATTGACTTCGTATCAACCGGCGCATGATCGTCGTGGGTGCCGGCATCCGGCGGCGCAGTAACAACCGTGAGTGATTTAATGATACTCTGTATCTTTTCGATTTCGGCTTCGAATTGCTCGCAGCTTTCATCGGTATATTTTCCGTTCTTCAGTCCCCGGTTAAGCGACTCGAGGCGCTTCGACAGGTTTTCGATAACGTCCTTTGCTTCGCCCTTAGCTGATATGATTTCCGTGAGGGAGTTTGCGCCCCACGTGACGGAGGAGTATTCCCAGAGTTTCAGCTCGACGAGCTTGCGATACTGGACATCGCCGTTATTATCGAGTATGTCCTCTTTGCGAACGACGTTATACCCGAATGACATTTCGGTAATAATACCGTCGATATGCTGCTGAAGTTTATCGCGCGAAAACTGATCCTTACCGAATACCGATTCGAAGTAAAGACCCTTTTCGCGTTCCTCAAGCGCGCGCGGCACGGCGATAGGTTGCCACGAGTCGTGCATCCACAGATGTTTGATACGTAACTTATCTGATCCGACGCCACGTTCGGCAAGGGTCTTAGCGAACGCCCCTGGCATACACATATCACGGTCCGAGTCGATGTTACCGAACACGGCACAGTAACCTGTGACTATGCCGGTCTTTTCGTCTGCGTCTTTGAGTTCGAAATTACTCTTCACCTTGAAATCCATCGTCTTACGTTTTAATCATTAGTCAACTTCGTATGTGGGACTACACCGGCAGTTAATTATCTCTTCGGCCGCGCCGTCAGGATCACCGGGATAAAGCAAACCGGTGGCGTACTCGTAATCCATCGGCACGGAGCCCAGAGCTTCGTAGTCGAGATGTGTCTGGCGTATACCCGGCAGTCCGGACGTCGACCAGTTTTTTGCAAGGGCGACGCCCGACTCTTTTGCACCCTCGAAACTCCCTGTATTACTTGCCCCTATTACTTCCGTGCGTGCTATGCGTTCGGCCTGATACTTCGTTATCTCGGTCAGGCGCCCGGGTAAATCTTCTCTTAAAGCCCTCTGCACTTCGTATATCGACGCGCCTTCGGTCAGGGCATCTTCGACAATAACGTCGATCAGTTCATTAACCATTTCGGTTTGTGCGTCCATAATTAAATTAAGTTTCGCGGCCGATCGTTCACGGATGTAGCGGCGGAAGTGATCTTCCCAAAAATCCCATGTATCACCTTTCGATTGCGCGCGCTGTATTTGATCGACGGTTTCCTTTGCGAATACCGATCCCGTAGCAATCCAAAGGCCCGTCAGGTAATCTTCGACGGGTTTGGCAACGAGTAGCATTCGTGTACGGCGTTTGAGATCCCCGGCGTCGATCTGTCCGGCAAGATCCAAAACAGGTTGACATGACTTATAAAGCACGACCTTACCGTCGCGCCAGTACCGGCGTATCAATGAGCTCTGCAGGGTAGTATTTATTTCGAGGCGTGCCATTTTAACATATCAAAACCATTATTAAATCCCATCGTTTTTTTATTAGCCAAATACCAATCAATTATTTTCAAGACGTCATTATCTTTTTTACTCTTTTCAATAACCTTTTTTAATTCAGCCTTTTTATCTTCCATGTTTTAGGTTTTTAGTTCTTTTGCCTATAATCGGGCATCCGCAGCCGCTTCATTACTTCTTCGGTCAGTGATGATGGAGGCATCAGCCCAAGTTCTTCGATCGGGACCATACCCGCCGAGTCATATACTTTATCCATCGCCGGGTCATCCGAGTGATCATACCCGGCTGCCTCGCGGATCTCATTGCGTGTAAACGAGCGCGCTAAGACCATCCACGCGACCATCTCGGCTTTATTGGTCTGCAGGACCGATATCCCTGAATAATCAGCTTTCAGCGTCTGGCCTACCTCACCGAATGCAGGGGCGAGCCAGTGTGTCAGTTTGTCGAGTGCGCTATCGAGTGTTGGCATGATCGCATCCTGATACAGCGCTTTTTTGGCCTCGGTAAAATTCATGTACGTTTTGTCTTTCGAACCAGACATCAGGACCGATGGGACGTTATAAGCATCGTATAGTTTGCCCCCGAATGTACCGATAGCATCTAAGATTGACATCTCGACGGCCGAAAGACCGAAGCGCGTCCAGTGATGCTCTTTATCCGTTATGACAACCGACCCGGCTTTTTTGTTATTGAAATACTCGTCGCGGAGCTGCTTTTTTACTTTACTCCTAAAGTTTTGTGTCATGTTTTGCGGCTTAGCATCTTCACCCAGTAAGGTCAGGATACCTACTGCTCCCTGATGCTGAAGTGTCGACACAAGGGCGTCGTATGCCGAGCCCGACCCCACGACGGCCTTCAGCAGAGGTTTCAGGCGTGACATACCTTTGAGGTGCCCGGTGCCCTGATTATCATAATCGGGGTTAAACTCTTTCCAATGCATAACGCGCTCCTTTTCGTAGTCGATCGCTTTATCTGATAGGATCAACTTATAACCAGCGATTGGATCCAAATAAGTGCCGATAACAAACTCAACCCATTGCGGCGGCAGGACGTCGAGGCGAATTGGAAGGTTTGCATTTAGGCCGTTGGGCACACGTTCGTAACTGGCATAAGCATCACCAAAGATCAAATAGAACGTCATGAGTGCTTCGAGGAATTCCGCGCGCCCCATGTACGGATTAGGATTATTCAGAAGTTGTATCATACGCCCGTTCTCATTGATCTCACCTGCGGCATCGTATTGAAATACGGGTACAACCGAGCCCGGTTCGGTGATCTTATTAATAACCGTAAAGACGTCGCCGTTGCCCGTGTATGAGTCCAGGTACGTGCCCGACGCGTAATCGGGCTGAAGTCCCAGTGAGGCAATAAGGTTACGCATGACATACTCGTCGATAGTCGAGCCTTTCGTAATTCGTGCAGGGTTATTGCGATTGAATATGTTTGAGAATAATCCCATTGTTCTACTTCGTTTATTAAACTACAATACCACTACTTTCGCTGCCGTCATTTTCGACGAGCGACGTCACGAGCCAAACAAGCGCATCAACACGGTCCGGGGACTTCTCACCCTCTTTCGGATTCCATGTCGTCATCTGATCTTCGAGCTTCGGCAGCGACCCGACGTGATGTACACGGCGCTGTTCGTAGAGCGCTTGGATAGGTTCGGCACGTGTTACCTTGCCCCTGGAGGCCCAAACACCCGTATATGCTACGTTGCGGTCAATCTGTCGCAGGATGGTCTCGATAAGGTCGCCGCCGTTATTCGTCTCGCCGATTATACGGTCGACTTTGTTTTTGTAATATGCATCGATTGATTTGCCGGCCCAGACGATCGGTGTGTAAATTCCCGACAGGTCTTCGATAATGTATATCTCACCCCGTGCGTCAATGCCTCCCATTATAATACCTGTCTCATCGCTATCAACATTTGAAGTGACGGCCGGGTCAATGGCAATACAAAGGCGGACGAGGTCAGGAGCCGTCTTTACGCGTGCCTGATCGATCATTCGCAGGGTCCACAGAGCACCCTCGATATCTTCCAAAAGTTCGGCATTGAGTTCCTGACGCCCGAGGCGTGTGCCTTCGTACTTTCGTATGATAGTCTCAAAAAATGATGGAGCAAGATTATTCCTATTTTCATATGTCGTTCCCGATGTGACAAAAACAGAAGGGTCTTTAATCAGATCCCTGATCATCTTTGTAGGACGTGGAGTGGTAGTAGCAATTACTCGCGGGTGTGTCCCCAAGCGCAGACCCATCATCATATTATTCCAGGCATCCTCAGCGTAGCGCCATGCGGCTATCTCGTCACACCAGGCTGCATAACACTGCGGTCCTCTTAACCGATCGGGCTCATCGGCCGTAAAGATCAGAGCATGAGCCCCGTTTTTCCACGATACTTTACGCTTACTCGCCTCATATTTTGGCATGTCCCAGGGCGGGGAGCAGGCGAGAATTCCCGCCGGGCCTTCGATCATAATATCACGAGCATCCCCTGCAGTAGCTCCGATAAAATGAAAAATAGGTAAGTTATCTTTCCATATCCGGACCGTCTCAGCTCCGCACCTGGTTTTCCCGAAGCCTCTCCCTGCCTTTATTAACCACGTCGTCCAGTCACCTTCGGGAGCGAGCTGCGACGGACGGGCATTGAGCGTCCATCGGTACTGAGCGACCTGCACCAGACGCAGGACCTCACTCTTTTTTTCCGGGCTCAAGGAGGCGACCAAGTCTTGTGACAAGTTCAGCATCAGTGAGAGAATTAAAACTATTACCATTATTCAGGTGATCAATTTCTTGCCGATCAGTATATCCCATATTTTTGAGGATAAAAATATCAATTGCATTACCTCGCATCTCGTATGAATGCGTTACTGCGGTCTTCGCCCTTTTTACCGTTAAGGCAAACTCTTCAGATTTATCAACATAACCATCTAAGGCTTGACGATCGCAAAAACCACAGTAAAGTATTAACCCTGTGATAGTTACCTTTTCCTTTTCTTTAATGCAATAATCAAAATATTCAGTGATTTTGGCCGCTAATTCCGCCGGAGTTTCAAATCGGGGAGGTTTGCCTCCAGTATTACCGAGGGCAAATTTATTTCCTTTTGGTGCAGCCATTGACTTATAATAGACTTATTTTAAATGCTTTAACACAAAAACATCGTTTAAAATCTATTAAAGTAATAATAAATTATTTAAGGGTATAAAGGGGTAAAAAGTTATTAACAATAATATTAACATGGGTAAAAAGACGTATATTTACAAAACAATGACAGGGGTTTATAAAATACAATCTACCAAAAGACCGGATCTCATTTATATTGGGAGTTCAATTAATATTGAAAAAAGGTGGAAAGAACACATGGACTCGCTTAGACTAAATAAGCACTCAAACAAAAAACTTCAAAATCACTTTAATAATAATCCAAACGATTTATCCCTATCAATAATAATTTGTTGCGATGCATCTGAATTAGATTTGGCTGAACAATTTTTTATAGATACTTATAAAACCTATTTCAATATAAGTAAAATTGTAACTAAAAGAGGAAAGAAATTATCTGGTTTAAAACCATAATTACAGTTACTCTGAATATAGAGTAGGGAATACCCCCCCCTACCCCCCCCTTTTTTTTATACAAAAAGCAAGCCCCGAAAACTTTTACATCTCCGGGGCCTGTAAATGGCATCAACTTTTCCGCACCTCACAAACCCTTTTTAGGGAATTATTTGATTTATCCTTTCGGGTCGGCTGACCAATAAATCAGATTTATGGTCACTTACCGGATAAGCATTTTGTCAGAATGCTAAGGCTGCCTGACAAGGGCATTTTTACCTTTTAGCCATTTCATTGCAAATATACAACCTTTATTTCTTCCTTTCCCTAAGTATTATAAACTGCATTACTACGACGAATGCCAGAACAGCGATCACGGCCAGTTCAACGATTGTTTGTTTCATCGGTCATATCCTCCTATTTTGCGTATGTGTTTCTCATTAACATCATTCCGATTGCAGATTTCCCGGATGATGCGGTTCTTGCGGATTTCGGTCTTACACTTCCGTAACTTTGCATTTATCTCGGTTACGACCATGTGAATTTTATGCGCTGTTTCTTTTGCGGTCATTTATCACCTCCTTTCATGCGGTTGCGAAGTTCTCTTTCGAGCAGTAACGCCCTGCGTCCTTGCCTCCATGCAATGTTTACAATGTCAGGGAAATCGTAGTGTTCAATAGCATGGAACTTCCACATATCCCCAAACTGAGCAGTAACCATCGGTTTCTCAACGTCTTTGTCTATTCGCTTTAATATCTCTTCAATCTCCTCTGTCGGCATCCGCTTCTCCTCGGCAAGACGGAGGGAGGCGTAGGCTTCCATTGCCTCAATAACGGGGTCAATAAACACCTTGCGAACGTGTTCGCTCCCTTCCTTATGTGTCATCACAAAAAAGCCTTTGCTATGCAGTATTCCCTCTGCCTGTTTTCTTTGTTCTGGTGTCATCTTATCTTGCTATTTGATTCCTTATTTATATGAAAATAATGAGGGTCATCAGCCCATGAGACAGGAATATTGAACGTGTTTGGATTACCTCCATTATCTAATATTCCATTTTCGGAGTTATCGTTATAACACTCAATCTTATCTGAATCAACAGCACTAAGCTCTCCATAGTTATCATAAAAATAAACTCCTGCTTTTTTACACTCTTCGTATGCTCTCTTAAGTTTTAGAAATGCCCTTCGTTGCCTTTCTGTAAGTTCAAACATCTCTCCCGTTAATAGCCTCTCGTCTGTCATCTCTCTTCCGTTTTAGTGATTGCCCATTTCTCGCAAACAGGGTCTATCTGGGTGCGCAACTCCAAAAATTGTGGTGACAAAAGATTATCGCAGCGATGTCTAATTCGCTTTCCGATCTTATCCATTTTTAGATAAGCACAATCCTTACAGCGTGCCGGTCTTGTAATTTTAATTACTGTCATCTCTCTAATGTTTTTGTTGAGTCCTGTGATTTCTCTTAAAATCACCCGCTCTTTGCGTTACCAACGCACCGCAACCCGGGCATCTATTTTCACTCCGCAAGACAGCCAATCCACAACACGCCGAAAATTCCGTACTATTATTAGGGCCAGAATATCTCGTATAGGTCGTTTCTTCCTCTCTTTTCTGTTTTCTTTCATTTTTCATCTCTATTCTGTTTGGGGGTTATTGATTGTCGTTTTTGTCCATACCGCATAATTACATCCATCGCACTTCTTAAGACCGGGGAACTTATTGCCCTTTTTATTTCGTGGACACCAAAAATGTTTTCGTGGCACTAACGCCTTTGAACAACGTACCGTCTTGTTCTCTTTATTTGTTGTCTGCCTGCTCATCTCTCAGCATTTTTGATTGCAGTTTCAAGTGTCTTCATAATTTCAGCCTCCATGTCACAGCCTATTGCGGCAAGTGTTTTAAAGGAGGATTTACAGGCTTGCAATAATTCATTCCTCTGCTTCAGAAGCTCAGAAGGAAGGAGGCCACACTTCTGGGCGGTGTTGCCGGCATCAAGAACGAGCGTAAGGTTTGCCTTGCCCATCTTACTTGCGTCATCATCTAACCCACCGTCGCCGTCCTTTACCTCAACCACCACAGAAATAAACCCATACCATCCATATCCGTTTATTTCTTGATGACCACTTACGAGGTCTGGTCTTAATCGCCATTCCCCTCTTGTTATTCCTAAATCTTTCATTTTTCTTGTGCGTTAGTGATTAAAACCCAGTGTTCATAAACCTCTGTCATATTGAGAAATATTTTGCCGCTGTGATTTTAAGTAGTCATTAATCATTGGTTCAATAGTATCGTAATTGCCACCGAAGATATTTTCCCATATTTTATATCGTATCAGTTCACCACGTATCATGCTGCGGAGGTCGGAGAGAAAATCTTTTTTAAAATCAACATTGCCATATTCCCATTTCTGGGCAAACTCTTCCGGTGTTAATGCTTTTGCTTCGTTCATTTTATACCATTTTTATGATTCTCATCAATTACTATAACAATACAGGCGATTATGAATACTATTATTATTCCCAATATCATCTTCTACCTCCTATGCTGCAAGTTTATACCATTCATTCTCATTGTGTCCAAGCGATACCATCACACTCTTATAGTACCGTTCCCGCCTTAATTCCTTTTGCCTCTGGTAGTACCGTAATTTTAAAAGCCGTCCGCCGTCCATTGCCCAGGCTATGGGTATCATCCCTGAAATGACAACTGCGCCCACCAGTGAGGGGATCAAAACAACAATAACGGACAGAACCCTGAACTTGCCTTCACTGATGAGGACTTCCGGCTGAAGCGGACGGCCATTAATTATGTAATTCGTATAACGCATCTACGATCATTTTAAGTATCCCCAAAAGATCAAGAATAACGCTACTGCCGCATAAATGATTACGGCCACAAATGCCAAGCGCCGTATCGACCGGTTTGAGAAAAAATCACCCTTCATCTTCGCTGATCTTAACTTCGTAATAAGCATTATACTCGCAAAACAGACGCATTAGCGGACGTATGCCAGTAAAGTAAAACTTCCATTCGCGCCAAACTTTATGCCGCTCAAATGATACAATGTCAAGCCCGGCACGTCGAAGCAGCAGCCGCATACGGTAGTCATCAATCTCATGGTAGTGACCCTTCCACCACAGCAATTTGCCACGTCGGGGCAGGATAATAAACATCCGCGTATCGGGGATCATGTACCGTTTTAACTCCAAGAGTGTATAAAGAGGGTTAAATTGGTGTTCGATCGTATGCGAATAAACGATGTAATAGATCGTACATTTCGAAACAGGCCCGTTCATACTCAAACCAAAATGCTCATCCAAGTCCCCGACCGTATTCCAGATCATCGGTCCGAATTCCCGTTCAATGGCATCGGTCAGGGGACTGCGTTGCCCAACGTCGATTATCGTATAAGGACCTAAGTACATTTTGCGATATAAGTATTCGAGCGTCGTGCGCTGAACGTTGCTACCCTGTTCCGTGAAGTAATACGGATAAGTTGTCAGTTCTTCAATCATCATTATTTCGTTTACGCCTATTTCTTTTGTCGCTCTTTTCGATATATATATCACAATCCTCAATGGGAATGGTTCTTAGTAATGTACGGTAATTTCTCATCACATAAGCTTTAGTTTTACCAATACCAAAATCTGTAATACATTTTGCAGTTCTTACCTTGCCAATGAGCTTATAATACCATTTACTCTTTTCGGCTTTAATTATTTTTACTTTCATTTATCGCCTCCTTTCAGTCTATAATACATCTCGGTCAATACATCAGCATCCTGCGCCCAGTTATACTTTTCGAGTATGGCACGGATACCATTGCGACCATTTTCAAGAAAAGAACGATCATGATTAATCTCTTCGATATCATTTGCAAGTTTCTCTGAAACTCCGGCGGGAAATATATATCCACAATGCGAATCTAAAATTACATTTACAAGATATGGGCAATCCGAAACCAAAACCGTTATCCCTGCATACATAGCTTGGAATAATTTATGAGGACACGTCGTGTCGTTATTCGCGTTCCGCAGGTGAGGTATGACTGCTATATGCGATTCGGATAGTAGTTTCATGAATTCCGGGAACGTTTTCTGATGTTTAAAAACTAC